AGGCCAATGTCTTCGGCGGTTAAACCGCTGGTGTAGCAGATGCGCTCTCCGAGACTCCACTCGGCGCACAGGCGCTTGCTACACGCCCAAATGAACGGCCCGTAGGCGACATTCATTTCGTCGGTGCACCCTTGTATGGCGCGCGGGTCAAAGTCTTCCATAGCCTCCCCCGTTTTGAGGGTGACCTCTCGCTTGATAAACATTTTCATCACGAGATCGCGCGGCGTGAGGCCGCGGCGTTTGACTTCAACGTAAGCCGCAAGGTTGCGGCGGCGCTGTACATCAGGGAATTTGGCGTTCCAAGTCTTAAACAGCGTATCGTAATCCTCAGTAATTTCATCGAAGTGACGACTGAGGCGATGCGCATGCTTGTTGACCTGGTCCCAAAGGGTGCTGTCCTCTTGGTACGTATCGACGAGCGCTCTGTTCACAAGCGCGCGAAGTTCGTTGTTCTTTGAGGGATTGGGGACGACAGCTTGGATGGGGGTGAAAACGGGGCAGTTCACTTGCAGCTGGGGTGCGTAGTCCTTTACATCCGCAGGGCTCGTGTCTTTAATTCGAGCTCCCTGCTTTATCTTAGCCAAAGGCATCTTCGACTCATAGCCCGGAAGTCCCTTGGGCCACGCCTCCCGGGTGTCGAAAGACCCCTGGATGGGTGGGGTGACGTAGTCACGGGAGTATAGGGTTGCGAGTGTGGACGCATTTTCGCGACGTTGCTCCTTGTGGTACTCCACATCGGCGGTGGCTTCGCAGCAGCCGAGCGGGCTCAAAGTGAGCGCGCTGGACAGCTTGTCGAAGAGACGGCGCATTGGCGACTTGCAGAGGGTGTTGAAAGCCTCGATTTCGTCGCGAATGGAGTAGACGAATGCGAAAGAAGACCCATAGGTCAAACAATGCGATTTCATCGACTCGGGCACCTTAAACTTCGTAAGAGCCGACCGCATCTTGTTGATGCAGGTGGTGAGCGTTTTGTCATTGCGGGGTAAGCCGACCATTTGGTTACCTACGTAGACGACGAGGTCTTTCGGTACCAGGATGTATTTGGTCGATTTAAGGATTGTCATGGTATAGCTGCCGACGCTGATGGTGGTTCCGGAGGTGATCTTGAGGGTCTCGAGCGTGGGGCTCAATTCCGACTGGTCTCCGTGACACACGACCCCGTTGACCTTCCCGTAGTGGTCGCCGCGGTTCAAGCTATCGCAGAGCGACAGCTGATGGGCGGTTTCCGACAGGAGGCCGGGGGCAGCTTCGACGAACTCGTACATGTACGTGTCTCCAACTGGTGCGCTAGTCCAGGCCATGGCGAACTGACCATCTGAAAAGTAGTTGGTCTGTTGAAGCCAAGAACACACTGGGTGGGTGTACCCGGTGTGGTTGCCATAAACGCGCATGTGCACATTCATCTTGTTGCCATCCCAGAAGGCTTCGTACGTGGACTCAGGCACGCCGTCAACTTGATGGAGAGCTCCGTAAAGGTTCGGGAACGCATGGCAAGTAGCGTAGAGACGATGCTTGCGAGCGGTAAGAACCATTTGGAGAACCTCCTCCTGGGAAAGGTAGTAGAGTGAATGCACAGCCATGTAAACGTCAGGGGTGTGAATGCAATCTTGCGACCGGCGCGTGCAGTAGTTGGCACCCTCGATGTAGTTATCGGGATGTCTACGCACGGCGTCGGCCGCCGAAAGTACGGGATTGCAGGAGTGAATGTTGGTCCGCCCAGACCTGGCGTGGCGGTTCGCATTACCGCCAATGTCGGTGATGCGGACGTCGCGCCCAAACTTCCTTTGAATCTCATCGTACATGAGTTGCTCAGTAATGGCTCGCTCGGTGGCCCCAATCGGGTGAGGATGGAGGGCACCGGTGCCAAACTTGAATTCCCACGAAGGGAATCGCGCCGTGAGCTCGGCAAGCTGTTCCTTAGTCACGCCATGACTACGGGAGAACGTGCGAACTCCCTTGGAAGGCTTGAGATCCTTAACAGCGTCTTGTGCACCAACTCCCTTCCGGGCAGGGTTTGGAAGTGCTACGTTACCGGCCGACATGGCGTTTGTCCGCTGGCTGCTGAATAAGGTTC